CGGGACCCGCGATCACGAGCTTCCCCCCGGCGTTCGTCCCGATCGACCAGCTCCCCGGGTTCTCCTGCACCTCGGTCGTCGCCGAAACCGGCAACGCCTTCAGATACGCCAGCAACCGTTCCTTTTCCGCAATTCCGCCGGCGAGGACGTTCCATCCCAGCGCGTCGCCCAACTCGATCCGCGCCGCCAGGCCGTCGTCGTCCGTCGTGCGCGTGATGCGGACGAGACAATCCCCGTCCTGTCCCGCCTCGACGACCGTCGTCCGCCGTTCCGCCCGGAGCGGCCTCGACTCCTGATAGACCGGGATCGAGACCGCCTCTTCGCGCACTCCCTGCGAAGCGCCCTGCTCCGTCTTCCACGTCAGGTCCATGGCGCCGACATCGCTCTCGCGGTATTCGTACCGCGCTTCGACCGTCACGCGCATGTCGTCGCCGTACGAATACGTCCGCTCCGTTCTCGACCGGTACGGAATCTTCCACGGGAGGCGGTCGAGAATCGAATCCCGCTCCTCGACCGTTTCCGACGCGAGCCTCTCGTATTGATCCCCGTCGTACGTCCGGGTCGTCGCCGACGTCCGCGTCACCTCGTACGTCGCGGTTCCGACCGTCCGACGCTCCGTCTCCGAAATTTTCGACGACAGCAGCCCGTACCACCAGTACTGGTTGACCCGCCCCCCGGACACCACGTTCCGGACATTCGTCCCGTACTCGTTGACCGTCTTCTGTTCCAGGACGATCCCGTTCCCGGAGATCCGGAGCGTGTACTTCGACAGCGCTCCGATCGGTTCGAGCGTGCAGACCTCTACGTTCGCCACGCTCCCGTCGGGCAGGTTGAACGTCCGGCTCAGGCACGTTTCCCTGAGCGATGCGGACGGCCAATAGTTCAACGTCCCGGAACCGTCATCCGGAGACGGGTCCGGAGCGATCGAGCGGCACGTCAGCGTGCACGTCACACCTGTCGCGTAGCCGTCAGTATCGAGGCTCTCCCCCGACTCCAGGAGGACCGGAAGGTCCCGCGTCGTTCCGGTCGTTTGCGGCGGCGTCACGACCAGCCGTCCGGCCGAGTCGATGAAGACCCCGCTCCCCCCGAGCTGCGCGAGGAACGCGATAGCCTCGCCGCACGTCTGCCCCCGGATCATCCCCCTGGCGTTGATCGCCAGGTCCGCCCGCAGCGAAATGCTCGGGCTGTCGAATCCGCAGTACACGGCAAGATACCGGATCGTATCCGCGAGCCCTCCGTCGGGGATCTCGGACGCCGGCGGCGAACAGCTCAGTCTGCTTCCGGCGTCCGTGCCGCCCAGAGAAAAGCGCGCGCCGCCCCGGAACGCTTTCCGTTGTACGCTCGTCACGGTTCCGCCGGTCATGAAGCCCGCGACGGTGATTCCGTCCCCTATCGCGACGTCGTCCCCGCCGATCGCATCGGCGCTCCAGGAGCCGATCAGGCCGCGGGCGGCCCTCGAATACCGAAACCCCAGAAGCCGGAACGCCCCTCCGCCTATCGTCGCCGTCTCCGGCGTCTCTACCCGAACAGTCCGCATATCTCGGCCGTCACCTCCGCTGTCGCCTCGCTCCTGTTCCGCACCCATCCGGATGTCGGGGCGACGATCAGATCGTTGCGACCAATCCCCCGCACCGGCAGCGACTTTCGCTCGTACGTCCGAACCGCCACGTCGGCGCTCGCATAGGACCCGCGACTCGTACAGGACATCTGGACCCAGCGCGTGAAGACCGTCGGACACGAAAGAAGCGCGTATTCCCGCCCCAACCCCCCGCGCGGCCACGCATGGACCGGAAGCCCGGCAGTCCGCACCGGAGATGCCGCAACGCCTATCGACGCCTGATCGCGGACGGACGTAACCTCGGCGTGCGCCGAGTCCGTCCGGCGCGCCGTCAGAATCGCCTTCGCCGTGCTCCCGGCGAGACTCTCCGCGTCGGCTTCGACGTGCGCGGACCAGTACGGAGTCGCGGACACGACGACGAACATCTCATCGAAGGCGACCTTCAACGGTTCGAGAACGAGCATCGCCGGCGGCTCGAGCATCGCGACCGGCGCTACCCCGACGATCGCGCCGACGGCGTCGTCTCCCAAAACGAGAGGCAGGAGCGCCACCGCGTCCTGCGGCACGCCGACGATCACGGCGTCAATGGTCCTCGTTCCGCCGGAGATCTCCACGATCACCGGATCGATCCGCTCCATCCGCGCGCGCGGCGTATAGACCAGTTCCAGGACCGCGTCCACCAACGGCGACGCGTCGGCCTTCGCGCCGGCGAACCACCCCACGGACGAGGCGCGGACGCTCACCCACGTCCGCGGGACGAAACCGCCGACATGACATCCGACGATCGCGCCCGGGCGCCACGTCGAAAAGGCGACCTCGCATTCCGCGCAGGAAATCGACGCGTCCCCGTACCATGTCCACATCTCACGACACCTGCTTCTTCACGTCGACCGTCACGCGCCAGAGACGAGCCGCCGATTCGCCGTCGATCCTGATCGGCGAAACATCCACCGCCTCGACGATGCCTCCGTCGTACGCATCCCCCGGGAGCACGTCCGGTGCCTCGGTCGCCTGAACCCAGGAGACTCGCTCCTTCAGGTCCTGCCCGGCCGTCGCGAGCAGAAGGACATCTTCGCCGGCCACCGTCTTCGTCAGCTCGCCGTTCAGCGAGTAGCTGCGCGTCCGCGTCGCGTCCTCGAGCTGCGACGGGAGTCCGTCTCCTCCCTTGATGTACCCGGCGAGAGAAACCTTGTACGCACGTCGCGGAGGAGGTCCTCCGAGCGTCTCCTCCGAAATTCGCGCATCCTCCGTCAGGACGATCGTCACGCTCCCGTCGTCGACGGGAATGGACACCTCCGAACCGGCGACGTACCCAGACGCGTCCGAATACGTCCCGCAGTAGAACGACACCGACAGCGTCCGGCTGCCGGATGTGCGCTCGATGTGCAGCGTCCCCGCCCGGTCGCGCCATCCGAGAAGTTTTCCCCCCTCGGTCGAAACGTCGAGTTGTCTCGGCTTGAAATCTCCCATGTCCGCCACCTAGAAGCTCGGAGACAGGATCCCCTGTCCGAGCTGTTTCCCGAGTGTCTTGCCTTCGTCGGCGTCTTTCACCGTCACGGACCCCATCGTCACGTTGACGGCCCTTGCGCCGCTCTTGATCTGCGCCGCCAGGTCCCGCAGCGCGGTCGTGTTCCGCTCGACCGTCGCCGCGTTGCGTTCCAGCGCCGACGACAGCGACGATACCGCCGAGTCGAACGCGGACGCGAACGCGCCCGCCGGGCCGATCGACGCCCTGCCCGGCATTGCGTCGGTGCGATCGACTGACGCCACCGGAGATCCCGCCGCCCCAGCCGGACCGCCCGGTTTCGACGTCTGCGCAAGCTGTTTCATGACCTCCGACAATTGCGACGGAACGCCGAGCATTTTCCCGATGTCGACGCTCTTCCCCATCACGCGCTGGGCTTCATCCTGAAGCTTCTTCACGAACGACGGCAGCCATTGCCCGCCGATCAAGTCGAGGTACTTCTTGAGGTCGGACCGTGCGATGGCGTCGTGAAGCGCGGCCGGAATCCCGGTCATCCGCTCGGAGATGTCCTTCCGGATCAGACCGGCGACATCTCGCACCTTCCCCTTCACGAACTCCCATCCCGCCGCCATCTCGCCCCGCGTCATCGCGCCGCTCTTCATCGCCTCCATGACTGCGGACACGTCGCTCTTCGACTGCGCGAGCGCGTCCTTCGCGGCCATGCCGATCTTGTCGATCTCGCCCTTCACGTTCGCGTCGACCCAGGCACGCCGGATCTCCTCCGGCTGGTCCTTGAGACCTTCGGTCGAGAGCGACAACGCTTCATAGAACGTCCGGAGCTTCGCGAGCTGTTCCTGGACGTACGCGCCTCCGCGCTTCACAGCGTCGCCGGAAAGTCCGCTGGACGTCAGCAGCTTCGCGATCGGCTCGACGTTCCCGCGTATTCGCTGGATCTCGGCATTCGCCTTGTCCGCGAATTCCTTCAGACCCGCGGCCGGGTTCGTCTTCAGCAGCCCGATGATCCGCTCCGTGTCGTCCTTCGTCCCCTTGAACAGCAGCGGAATGTACTGCGCGAGACGCCCGAACTCGGAGCCGAGGTCGCGGACCTGCGTTATCTGTTCCTTCGGGATCCACCAGTTCCCTTCGATTCTGTCGACGAGCGTTCCGAGGATCTCCTTCGCTTCCTGCGACGCTCCGGAAAAATTCCCCAGAAGCGCTTCCTTCGCGTCGAGTCCGGCGGCCTTCGCAGCCGTCACGAAGCCGAACAGATCCTCCCTGTACGACGACCCCAGAATCTTCGAAACGGCGTCCTCCTTCGACAACTTCTGTTCCTTCATTGCCGACAGCGCCGAATCGAGAACCGACTTCGTCTTTTCCCCGAGCCCGTCGGCGAACAGTTCTTCCGCCTTCTTCGCCTTCAGACTCGCTTCGGCCATCTCCCGGTATTTGTCGCTTAAAAGCGAGAGCGACCGTGCGTCTCCGTCGAGCGCCTTCCCGTAGAGTTCGGCGGTCCGCTCGATATCCTGTGCGTCGAGCGTCCCCTTGAGCGCCTCGTCCTGCGCCTTGAGCGCGTCGTCGGAAACCGACTTGAGTTTGATGCCTGCGGCTATCGCGAGGCCTATTGCGGTTAACGCTACGGCGATTCCGGGGTGCGCTTTCGACAACGCCCATAGACCATCCTTGAGATCCCAGAGCCGCAGCGCGAGATTCTTCATGTTGCCGGCTGCGGTCAGGATCTTTCCGCCCGCCCAGCCGCCGACGATAACCGTCGCGAGCGTTCCGAGGTTGTCGCCGACCCACTTCGCGGGAGCGCTGTCCGCGATCTTCCCCAGCGAATCGATGAAGCCTCCCACGGCCTTCCCGGCGTCGCCGCACTTTTTCACGAACTTTTCTACGTCGAAGTCTTCGAGCGCTTTCTGTATATTCTTGACGGACGACAGCGTCAGCCCGAGTCCGGACGTGAACGCGTCGACCGATTTCTTCACGATTCCCGTTTTTTCCGCCCATTCCTTGAACGCCGTGATTCCGTCCAACATCCACTTCCCGAAGTCGGAGAATTTCTTTCCCACAGGATCGAAGGCGAGCCCAAGCGCGTTCATCGACTTCTTCCAAGATTCGCCGAACGTCTCCGTCTCATCGGCGGTCTTTTGCACGAGCCCCGCCGATTTCGAGAGCGCCGCCGCAAGTTCGTCGACGGAAAACCGTCCCTGCCGGATCGCGGAGGCAAGAACAGGCCCCGCCTTGCTTCCGAACGCGTCGATCGCAATGGCGGCCGCGCCGCCCGAGGACTGCGCCGACCGGATCGCTCCGACAAGCGCGGAGAACGAGGACGACGCGTCCCTCACGCCGTCCTTCGCAAACGTGGCCAGCGAATGCTTCATCCCGGCCAACATTTGATCCGCCTCGACGCCGTTCCGTTCGAATTCGGCGAGCAGCGCAATGGAGCCCTCGAATCCGAAACCGAGATCCTTCAGGATCGGCGCGGACTGCGCCATCTTTTCCGAAAGCCCCGTAACGGACGCTCCGGTCTTCTGCGACGCGGCATAGAACTTGTCCAGGACATCCGGATATGTTTCCGCCTGCAGCCCCCACGCGTTCATCGCCTTCGTGGCCGCCGTAGCGATCGCAACGGCTCCCTCTTTCGTCAACTGCGCGGTATCCAGCGTATTCGCGGCGGATTTTTTAAGAGACTCGCCCGAGAGGTTGAGGCGTACATTGAGGTCGGAGACGACATCCGCGACGATTCCATATCCATCGTCCGCCGAAGAAGCGACCTCCCGGAAGACGCCCTTGAGCGCGGCAAGTCTTTCTCCTGTCGCGCCGGTGCTCCGTGCAATCCCCGCTTCGGCCTCCTCGATCGATTTCGACGCGATGAATGAGGCGCCGCCCATGGCGGAGATGCCCGCGGCGGCGGCGAGAGCGCCCTTCCTGATTTTCGCGAAGACCGGATCGAACACGTTTCCGAGCGCCTTCCCCGCCTTTCCGACCTTCGAAAGCGCGGCTTCGATCTGTTCCGTCCTGATGCTCTTTTCGAGGCCCTTCGTTGCATTCGCGAAGAAGTCCTGCTCGGGCGACGAGAGTCCGAGGCTCTCCCCAAACGTCTTGGTGCGCCACAAAAGCGCCTTCTGCACCCCCCTCCTCGCGGGTTCGCCGAGCAGCTTCACCATTTGGTCCGTCGTTTTCTTGATCCTGTTTTCGAGTTCCGTTTGCAGCGCCTTGCCGGCTTCCTTCCCTGTAAGCCGGAATTCGGTCGTCATCTTCCCGCGCATGTCGGAAAGGTTCTTCGCGTAGGCGACGATTCCATCGACGGCGGAGCGGATCGCCTTCCCGCCTTCCGAGACCGCGGAGTTCCTGGCGATCTCCTTCGTGATGTCGTCCATCTTCGTCATCCTGTTCATGAGATCGCCGAACGAACGCACCGCCTGCGTCGTGTCGGCGCTCACACGGATTTTCAGCTCCGCCACGGATCACCCCTCCTTTCCCGGCTCGTCTCCGTATTCCTCTTCGATCGTCTCCGCAGTCAGGCGCGCGTACATGAAAAACGTCGCCGCAGGCATCCCGAGAGACTCCTCGAACGGAATGCCCGCATGGCGACGCACCTGAAGCAGCAGCCGCGGGAGCGCGTCCTCTACACGGCGCTCCCGTCCGCGAGAGCCCGAGCCACCAGCGCGCCCGCCCCGCCGAAAAAACGCCGGATCTCTCCGACGGTCGTCGCGGGATCGTTATATTCGACGATCGTCCGCAACGCCGCGAGCTGCACGGCGAGCGGGAGGTCCTCCGCCTTGAAATCGGCGTTCGCGACCGAGGCCGCTATGAGATACTCCGCGAGTTCCGAACACATGCAGCAGACCGTCTCGATTCCCTCGAGCGTCTCGCGGAGCGGCAGCGTCCCGTCCGACCCCCGGACGGATGCGAAAAGCTTCGCCGCCACCTCGACGAACGCGTCGAATCCGAGACGCGTCTTCACGATCCCTATCGCCGCCGCGACGTTCCGCATCGACAGATACCGGAACGGATATTCCTTCCCCCGGATCGCTATCGTCCGCTCCTCCGGCGCCACGGGATCCATCTACCAGCCGCCTCCCGGAACGGCCGCAGCCTCGTAGTCCATGACCTTGCCGATCTGGTTCCCGACCGTCTTCGTCGAGTCGACTTCGGCCGACAGCTCAATCTGGATCGACGAATATCCGGCCTTGTACGACCGCAGCAGGTCGCCCTTGAGCACCGCCTTGTACACCTCTTCCACGCGGTACTTCCCGTCGCGGCGCTTGTGGATGAACATGACGGCGAGCGTGCTCTCTCCCGTTCCGCCGCCGTAGGAAAACCCGTACCCGGAGTACGTCGCGCGCGTGTACGACACGGCGAGCGCAAGCCCCTCCGTCAGGGCCGTGCTTCCGGAATGCCGGTAGATCGCCCCGGTCATCCGGTCGATGAAGAAGTCCGTCCCCTCCGTGATCGCCAACGTCGTGTCCACGACCACGGCCCCGGACGGATACGCGTTGGTCAACGCGGCCGTCAGTGTGATGGAGTTCTCTCCGAGGTTCACGCCGTCCGCCGCGATTGTTGCGTTCTCCGTCGTCGAACCGTACCGGATGCGGACGGAATCACCCGCGGTGAATTTCGCCGCGTTCGCGACGTAGACCTTCGTCGCGCCCGACAGCACGCCGGCAGCCAGTTTCGATGCGAGTTTCGCCGTGATCGTCGCCGAATGCGACAGGTTCGTGTGTCCGACATACGACTGTCGGTTCGCGCTCAGGCTTTCGACGAGCGCGTCGTTCACGCTCGCCGTTCCCGGAGATTCCGAAACCTCCTTGTACCGGTCCGGATTCAGGCGCATCAGCGTCGCGAGGTTCGCCTCATGCAGCTCGAACTTCACCGACGACGATTCCTTTCCGGGCAGGACGAGGATCGTCTCTCCATTCGCCTCCAGCTCGTCGGTCTCGGAACTGTGGCTGAATCCCACGTCGTCGCCGACCTGACCGACCTCGATTCCGTTGATGAACAGCCGCCCGGTGCCGTGAAGGATATCGGACGGATTCCGTACGAATGCCATTAGATCGCCTCCTCGAATCTCATTCCAGATCGTCGAACCATTCGATCGTCATGAAGAGGCTCCCCGGAAACTGCGGGAACCACTCCGTCGCGTTCACGCCGTACGATTCGATTCTCACGCGATACTGCGCCGTCACCGGCGCGAGCGCCGTGCGGATCAGCTCCCCGAGTTCGTCCGATTCATCGAACCCAACGTACCGACGTATTCCGTCGGTCTCGTCGACCGCTTCGTTCGCGATGCACCACGCGACCGCGAATCCGGCCTGCGGCTTCGCATCGAGATCCCGCTCGACGCTCGCCTCGTAGAACACCACGATCGGGACGTCTTTCGGCGGCCGTTTCAGATCGAGCCCGACCTGGATCGTCGGACGTTTGCCGTACCTCGAAACGCAGAATTCCCGGATGGCCGCATCGTCGCGGATCGTCTCCGCGAAGCGCTTCAGCGCCCCCGTCAGCTCAGCCATTGGTTTCCCTTTCCGTCTTCGAAGTCTCCGTCGAGATACTGCCGGATCCTCGCTTCGATATGCGGCTTCAGTTTCGGACGCACCCAGTCCCAGACCGGATCGACCACGGGCCGCGCAGGCAGGTCGATGGTCGTCTTTCCCCTGCGCAGGAAGATGCCCCTGTGGAACAGCCTTCTCCGCATTCGTTTCGTCACGAAAACCGACTGCCCTTCCTGAAGTTTTCTTCCCAGCAACTCCGATGCCTTCGACCCTCCGGTCCATCCGCCTTTGTATTTCGGAAGCCACCCGACATCGACCCACAACGAGTCTTCGTTGTAGTGGTATCGGAATGCCTGCACCATATGGCCGAAATACGGGTATTTGGTTCCGGACGCGGCGCCTTCCAATTTCGCCCTTTTCTCGTCCGGCATGCGCTCCGCCATCGCCTTGCCGCCCGGCATGCCCGCCCGCATCTGCGCCTTCGCCGTCTTCGCGATCATGTGCCCGGCCGACTTCACGGCCCGACCGACGAGGGGAGGGAAGACGACGACGAGCCCCCTCACCCAGTCCGTACCTTCGCGCTCGACCTCGAACTCTAGCGCCGTTCCCATGCGCCCTTCACCCCTCCGAAGGGGCGCTCGCCCGACACGCAGTCGAGCGCCCACGGCAATCCCATCTCTCCGCCCGACCTTGCCTGGACTTCCCATTCCACGCCGTTCAGGACGATAACGTCCGACCTCTCGGGATTCGGGGCCTCCGCGCGTTTCACCCAAATCCGGCAGCGGTCCGATTCCCCGTCGGACGCGACGAACGTTCCCTTGTCCGGCCCCTGCGCGGATTCGGAGACGAGCAGGATCTCCCGACCCTGCTCGCCCTTCTTCCTGTAAGTTCCGGACTCGGCGAAGTCCATGAAAAAGGCCGCCACATCCGCGGCGGCCTGTTCCCGGAATCCCATTGTCCGGCGTCCGCTACAGCACGGTCAGGATCTGGAACGCGTCGGCCATGATCGGCACCGGCAGCGGACGCGACTGCAACATGAGATACCGACGTGCAGGATCCTTCTCCACCCAGGAGGTCGGCACGCGGGCTTCCTCGTACGGCACGAACTGCCCATTTTCCGTGACTTCGGTAATCGCCCCGTACGCGAGCATGGTGCGTGCGCTCGGGTTCGCAAGCAGCAGCTTGTTCGCCGGAACCATCGGCTGATCCACTCCGTCGTCGTCCAGATACCACGCGTCGTAGGAGAAGATATTGAGCCCAAGCTCCTTGATGTATCCGTAGTACGTGAGTCCGAGATCGTTGTAATACTCCGGATCGATCTGCCCCCGGTTCACGCGCAGGTTGTCCAGCGTCGTCAGGACGGTCGCATGTTTCGCGAACACGTCCACGACGTTCGACGCCATGATGCACACGGTCGGCCCCAGCCCGCAACGTTTCACGATGGCGCGGTGGTATCCCTTGAGATCCGCGATCGGATCGCTCCCCGACGCCGACCACTTCGCCGACACGCCGAGGGTCTTCGCGTCGATATCGTACGAGACCGAAGCGCTCACACCGTCGCCCGTGATCGTGATCCCTCCGGTGAAGAGCGCCTGGGCGCACATCCATTCCTCGCGGCGCGTGATCAGGTCGTCCAGCTCGACCATGTCGAGTGTGAGCCGTTCGTTCGCGCGATCGGCAGGCGTACGGTCGCCGTAGATCGCCTCGCCCGGCATCCTGTGCTGGAGTTCGTGAGCATGCGTCACCATCTTCGGCTTGACGAGCGGAACTTCGATCGTCGACGTCCGGTATCCGGCATGGTCGACGATCTTGCCGGGAAGCATCGGCGACACGAACGGCGCCATCCGACGCCCGCCCTTCACGATGTCGATGTCGACCTTCTCCGTCCGGAAGGTCACCACGTTCGAGAAGAACGTGTCCCGAAGGTACGTTTTTTTAGGCGGAATCTGTTCGAACTTGTCGAGCATCTCCCGTGTTTCGAACATATCGATAGGCATTGCGTCTCCTCCTTCCCGTCCTACGCCGCGGGCACGGTCGTCCGGAAATGGATCCCGAGCTTCCGCGCCTCAAGCCTGTGGGTATCCACAGTGTCGCTTCCGCCGAATACGAGAGCGGCCTCGTTGAACTCGCCCGTCAGGAATACGAGCCCGATCACGTTCGCGCTCGTCGCGTCGACGCCTTCCTGCAGGATGCACAGGGGCGTGTCCGATCCGTCGACGGCTGTCGAGTTGACCGTGCAATACTTCCCCGACCCTGCCGCGACGGTCACATCGAACCCGTCCCCCGCCACGAATGCGGGATCCCCGGCCGTGATCGTGAACTCGATCCCGTTCGAGAACTCCGCCCCGGTCGCTCCGGCGCCCCTGTCGAACCCGTCCGGATCCAAAACGCGAAACGCAGTCGCCGCCGTGAAGACGATCCGCCACACGCCTACCTTGCACTTCGCGACGACGGTGACGTCGGAGATGGTTCCGTTGCCGGTGTTCCCTCCGGTTTTCGCCGCCGCGCTCGCCGCCCCGATCCCGATGCGTCCGAGGACCGTCCCCCGCGCCAGCACGCCGCTCCCGAGCGCGATCGTGACCTTGTCCGTCACGATCGGCATCTGCGACCCTGCAAGCAGCTTGTCGGGAACGAACGTTCCCGTCGTCGTCATTCCGATGGCCATTACGCGTCACCTCCGGTCGTTCCGCCGCCCCTGACCCGAGCGGCCGCTTTCTTCACGACGTCCCTCGCCCGCGCGCGTTCCGCCGCGTCGTCCCCGGTCGCTATGCCCGCCGCCGGAATCGTCGCCACCGCAGCGGCGTCCAGCTTCGCCGCGGAGAGATATTGCGCCCCTTTGCTCCCCATGTCCTGCACGATCCGGACGGCGAGCGCCTCGGGCGTCTCCCCCGTCTCGCGAGCCGCCTTCACGAGCGCTTCGGTTCCGGGTATCGCGAGCTTGTCGATCGCCGCCTGCCGTTCCCGTTCCGCCTTCACGCCCTCCTCGCGCGCCTCCGCGCAGATCTGCGCGAAGACCTCCGCGTATTCCTTCTCGAGTTCTTCCCTGCTCTTCGGCATGCAATGCACCTCCCCTTTCACCTGCGGAACCGCCGTGTTCTCCGGCGTCCGCATCCACTCCGGCGGCGTCCGTCTCACCTTCGCCGCCTCGACAACCGCCTCTCCCGCAGCCGATACCACGTGCATCATCCCGTCGCTGACGCTCGCGGCGATCTCGCGCGCCGCCTCGATCTCGTCGGCGAACCCCATATCGACCGCTTCTTGCGCCGTCATCCACGTCTCCGCGTCGAGGAGCACCCGGATCTCGTCCTCTGTTTTTCCCGTCTTCGCGACATAGACCGCGACGAGAGACTCGCCGATCTTGTCCATGTCGTCCGCCGTCTTCCGGAAATCCGAAGCGTTCCCATAGGCGAGGCACCACGGGTTGTGGATCATGAGCATGGCGTTTTCCGGCATGATCACAGTGTCTCCCGCCATGGCGATGATGCTCGCGGCCGACGCCGCTACGCCGTCCACAAGCGTCGTGCATCCCCCGGGATGCCGCTTCAGCATCGAGTAGATCGCCTGTCCCGCGAACACGTCCCCACCGTAGCTGTTGATCCGGACCGTCACGTGCTTCCCCTTTACCGATGACAATGCTTCGGCGAACGCCTTCGCGCCGACGTACTCGTCTTTCCACGAATCCGCGCCGATGTCCCCGTAGACGAGAAGCTCAACTTCCTCGGCTCGGGCCTCATTCCGGATCGTCAGGGTCCAGAACTTTTTGATATCCTTGCTTGGCGCCTTCTCCGGCACTTTCGCTCCCTCCCTTCAGTCCGCCTTCAGACCGCATGCGTTCCTCCTTCACACGCTGGATGTGGTTCTCCTCCCAGTCGCCGCCCGTCAGCTCCGCAGTTTCGCGCTCCCTCGTGGAGAGCCCCTCGTCGATCCGCGTCTTCGCGGCCTCGACTTCCTTGAGAGGATCCACCTGTCCCGGCGACGGCCCGATCCAGTCCGCGCGAGAGTACGCCCACCGGACGAACGGATCGGCCAGGAATCCCGGCGCGTCGATCCGTCCCAGCGCGACGGCCTCCGCGAGCCATTCCTCGTAGATCGGCTGGCAGAACCCGCTCGCCGTCCACGCGCGGCGCATCCGGAACATCTTCCACGCCTCGAGGAACGCGGCGCGGCTCGCGCTGTACGACGCGGTCCACTGCTTCACAAGGACCTCGTACGGGATTTCGAGCGCCGCTCCGATCTGCCGCGCAACGGCGTTCACGAACCCGTCGAAGTTCGCGTTCGGCCGCGTCGGATTCGCGAGCGAGATGTCCTCCCCCTCGGCGAGCGACACGACGGCGCCGTTTCCGAGCGAGACCGTCTGCTCCGGTTCCGGCTGCGACGACGCCGCATCCTCCGGCGCCTGCGCGCCCGCCCACCCCCGCCCGGCCTCTCCCGGCGCGACCTCCGGAGCGGCCGACTTGATGAACACCGTGTACATTCCCGATACGACCGCCGCCATCAGTTCCGCGTCCGAGTACCGTCCAAGCTGCTTCAGACTCTCGATCACGGGCGCCAGGAACGGCACTCCCCTGCGTTGCTCCGGCCGCTCGGGGTCCTGGAACAGATGAACGATCTGCCGACGTCCGGATAGTGAGCCCCGCGGCTCGACGCGCGCCCATGTCGCCGCCGTCCAGTCCGTCGACGATTTCGGGAACCGCGAACACACGTGATACGCGAGGACTTCTCCGTTCTCCCCCGTTTCGACGCCTCCGGAAAGGTCCTGCGTCTCGGGCCGTCCCAAGGGATTGCACACCCGGTCCGCCTCGATCAGCCGCACTCGCAGCGAGTAGATTCCCGCCGACGCTTCGACCATCGGCAGCAACGCGAACACGTCGCCGCTCATCAACATCGAAAGCAGCGCCAACGACTGGATCTGACCGAACGTCCAGATCCCGGCCGCGTCCGACTCCCGCTCACACCAGAAAGCGAATTCGCGTTCGACGCTTGATTCCCATTCCTCCTTCCGCTCCACGGTCATCCCGAGCAGGTTCGCGTCCAGACGGCACTTCATTTGAAGCCCCATCCCGACGACGTTCGTTCGCACGGTCTTCAACGCGGCGTGCGCCATCGGAACCCCCATGAACAGATCCCTCGACCGCTCGCGCAGATCCGGCAGGTTTCGCGTGATGTCGTCGTCCGGCGACCGCGACGACGCATACCATCCGGCAAGGGACGGTTTCGTCCGCGACGCGCCGTGCTGCGAATACCCCGAGTCGAGGATCTCCAATCTCCGGCGCGCGACATGCCGCCGGAGCGCCGTCTCCGGCGACACCCACGCGATCAGCCGATCGAGCGTTCCCGACATGTCAATCGCGCGGCACGACCCGGAACATGTGGATCCCGCCGCGCCCTCCGTTCGCCTTCTCCTCGAGACGCAACACCTCGCGCCGCCAGTACGAGATCCGCTGCGCGATCTCGCCGAGGTTCGCCCGCGTCATCTCGTGTTCGCCGATCTTGTACCGCTGACCCGACGCCACCGCCGCTTCGGCGTCCAGCCACATCTGCAAATGTCTGCGCGCCTCTTCCAGCGTCATGCGCTTCCCCCCTTTCCGAGCAACAAAAAAGCCGCCCCGCCGGCGGCTACAATCAAGCGCTTCCTTGACCGTCGAAAGCGCCAACGTTCGTATTTCGGGATCGTCCGTCCTGTCGTAGATCGTCAGGAGCCCCGTCTCCATGCGACGGATGATCGTCTCCTGCCGTTGCTTCACGTTCTCCCGCATCTGTTCCGTAAGCACGCACCTGGCGTGCAGTTCGATCATCTCGGTCTGCATCGAATGCTTCTCGTCGACGAGCTTTCGGTTCCCGATTCGGAGCGCTTCGGTCAAGCCCGAGAGTTCCTCGTATTTCGCCTTGAGGCGCACGTACGCGTTCCTGTAATGTTTCTCCCCGGCGTCATCGCTCAACCCGTCGCCTCCATTTTTTGACGGAACCCACTACGTTGCTTCCGACAAATCGGGTATCATCTCGAAGGTTGCATCCGCTCATCGTGCGCAGCACTTTTATCGAATCCGTACGCATTAACGTTTTTTCGTTTTGTAGTCGCATACTGTCTTGTACGCAGTTTGTTCTTTTGTGGTTTTTCATATCTTGTTATACGTTATTTATTTATTCGTTGATATTACATCGCTAACAATCTCATCTTATATGGATTATTGGCGCGTTTTGTCGGATGTGTTCTTCGTAATTTTACGAAAATGATGTATCAATCTTGCGCACACTAAAGCGCCGTGTTACCTCACTCCCTGACTGACGACCCGGCGTTTCCGCACGGGCTGCGCTTTTCCGGCCTGCCGCTCCCTCGATCCCCTCGCGTTCCGGAGCATTTCGAGGTCCGGGTTGAGGATCTCGAGCGCAGCGGTCGCATAGTTTCGCAGGTCGATCGGCTCGTTGCGCGCTCCCGACTTCTTCTCCCAGGAGACCTTCTTCTTTCCCCGACTGAATTTGATCACCCGTTTTTCCGCGGTAAGCCCCTCGAAATACGCCTTGTCGTATCCCCGGTCCGCGTCGATCGGGAAGTGGCAGTATCCCGGTCCCGGCTCCCCGAGTCGCAGCCGCGAGAACAGCAGGTCCTTGCAGGTATCGACTCCGACCGGGAAGAGGAAGACCTTCCGCCGGTTGTTCTTCGACGGCTTCCCGATGATCGGCAGCCCCATGCCGGCGCGCCCCTTGATCGCGAAGATCCGACGCGCCTCTCTCGGCGCGCAGAACTCGTACACCTGCGGCGTGCAGTGGCCGCCCGAGTCGATGCAGACCGCCGATATCCCGACGGGCGTTCCGTCCGCATAATGGAGCGGACGCTGCAGGAGTTCGTCGAGCCGCTGCCAGACGGCCCCCTGTATCGGATCTCCCGGGAGCACGAAATACATGATGCCCCAACTCTCCTTGCCGACCGTCCATCCGACGATCTCCACTTCGAGCCGGTCGTCCTGGACGTCGACTCCCGCCGTCAGGACGAGCGCCCTGTCCGGGACCTGGGCGTCGTAGACCTCGCGCCGCTCGGCGAGCGAGTCCGTCGCGATCGCGTCTCCGGCTTCCTCCCAGCACTCCCCGAGGATCGTGTTCCAGAAGACCTTGAGCGTCTCCTGTCCTCCGGCCTTCGCCCGGAGGTACGCCTCGTAGATCTCGCCCCACGTCATCCACGGCGATATCGCCGCCCAGAGATGGAAGCCGCGGATCCTCGCCTTCGGGTTCGCCGATATCCACTGCCCGCGTCCGGACTTCCACTCCGCCTCCGCGCTCCGGCGCCGGCACCGGGAGCACTCGTGCGTCATCTCGGGATGCTGGTCGTCAGGGAAGCGCATCTGCCCCCACGTGAGCGACTGCATATGTCCGCATAGCGGACACGGCACAAACCACTGGTCCTTCGTGGATTCCTCGTAGAGCGCATCGATCCGCGACAGCCCCTTGACCGTCGGCGTCGAGGTGTAGACCTTCTTGCGGTTCCAGAAATTCGGAGTCCGCCGCTCCGCGAGCGATATCGGATCTCCCTCTGTCCCGGCGGATGGCGGATAGCGATCCACCTCGTCGCCCAGGAGGATGCGTATGGGGCGCGACGCGAGCGACCTCGGAGAGTTCGCCCCGGCCATCGTGATGTGGCCGCCCGGGAATCGTTTGTGCAGGATCGTGTTGCCGCTCTTCCGGCTCTTCGCCTCGACGACCTTGCCGGTCAGCGACGGCGTGTCGCGGATCATCGGCGTCAGCCGGTCCTTCGAGAACGCCTCCGCGATTTCGAGCGTCGGCTGCAAAAGCAGGATCGGCGACGGGTCGTGCTGAACGAAGTACCCGATCGTGTTCAGCAGGATCTCGGTCTTCCCCACCTGCGACGAACTCTTGATGACGACGGTTTCGGTCGAGAAGGACGATATCGCGTCCATGATCGCGCGCTGGTATGGAGCCCGGTCCGTGATCCACCGCCCCGGCTCCGCGCTCGCCTCCTGGGAGAGCCGCCGCTCACTGTCCGCCCACTGGGAGATCGTCATTTCCGGAGGCGGCGCCGCGATCTGCGCTATCCTCCGGAACAAGGCCGTGAGCGATTTTTTCCGGATCGTATTCCGATAGCTCCTGGAGAGCCTCGTTTGTCGCGCCTTTGAGGATGGACTGGATTTCATTCGGATTCTTCCTCCCCGCGAGAAGGGGCGACACCTTCGTCGGTATGGACATGATCCGCATCTTGAACGCCGTGATCATGTCGCTCCATACCGCCTCGACCGACGACGCCGGATGCAGCTCGCCCAACAGGGCGCCTACCTCCAGCTCGGTCTTCTCGGCCTGCGCCGTCGTCAACCGGATCTTCGCCTCTTCGAGCGTCTTCGGGCCGTCCCCCTTCGCCTTCTCGTGCTCCCACCTGATCCATGCCTGGACCGTTTCGATCAGGTTGAAGCATCCGTTCGGAAGCTTGTGGAGCTTCCCTTCCTTCGCGAGCTGGTCGAGGCGCCGCGCCGTTACGCCGATTACCGCAGCCATGTCCGTCCTCGACAGCTCGATTTCCGCTATCGCGCCGGAGGCAAGCAGCAATCCGGTCGCCCCCTTCCTATTTGAGCAAGAATTGCATACACTATCAGACAATAGAGAAATTAAATTCTGATAATTTGAGGCTAGAAAATGCGGGTGGCGCTCTTCCGACCCCTACGCTTTCATTGTGCACAGTACCTTGACAATTCCAGGCAATTCCTTTCGACTCTTCCATATAAAAAGCGCCCAGGAAGATCGCTCGACCTGGACGCTTCGACACCACGACAACGTTACCATCCTACCACGATAAAAACGGCTGTGTTGCGCAAGAAGTACGCTAAAAGTGCGCAAAAAGTACGCAATAAAAGCGGGGTATATTGACGAGCCCATCCGGACGAGATACAAGCCTTCTTGAGGGTTCGAATGCACTTCATGGTTATTGTGTTGCATTCGGAACCATACGAACAAAAACAGGCGGGGACGGCGTTTTCAGCCCCATTTCCCTCCTCGCCGGGACGTCGGTTTTCGGATGCGTGAACAATTAGTTAAAACGGAGGTTATCATGAACGTTGTCCAACCGATCAGGTCGAAAAGCGACCTGGATGCGATCAGGAAAGTGCTGCTGGACCATCCGAGAGACTACTGCCTCTTCGTCCTGGGAATCAACTCCGGGCTCCGGATCTCCGATCTTCTCAAGCTTCGCGTCGGAGACGTGTTCGAGCGGAAGCCCCGCAGTCGCCGGGTGCTGGAATACGTCGAACTGAGGGAGAAGAAGACCGGAAAGACGAAACGATTCCCCTTGAACTCGTCCGCCCGATCCGCCCTGCGCTGGTATCTCGGCGAACGGAAATGCAACGCCGACGATCCCCTCTTCCCTTCGAGGAAGGGAGACGCCGCAATCGGCAGATCGCAGGCGTACAGGGTGCTGTCGAGCGCAGCCAGGCGCGCGGGGGTGAACGAGCGGATAGGGACGCATACGTTGCGGAAGACGTTCGGATATCACGTCTATCAGCAGTCGAATCACGATTTGCCGCTTATTCAAAAATTGCTCAATCACAGATCGCAGGATTCGACGCTCAGATATCTCGGGATATTGCAGGATGACCTCGATGCGGCATTCAATCGCTTGAATATTTGAGGTGTATAATAATTATGTTATGGTGTTTCCTTTCTCGCCGCCCTGCCGGGGGCGGCTTTTTTCATGCCTTGTCGTTTATGTTCCCGACGATCCATGCTCGATACATGAAGTGACCGACGATCGAGAGCATCTCGCGCTTCATTCTCTGGAGGCTGTCGCGCGATACACCCAGAATGGTTCTGCATTCCTTCCACGTTTTTTTGTTGAAGTATTTCATCTGCAGAAACTCCCGCATCGCCCCGCCGCGCAACTCTATCGCCCGTATGGCCCGTTCCATGGGAACGACCCTCATTTCGCACTTGACGATTTCTTCCTCAAGTGTTTCAAGCCGGAGATACTGGACGGCTACCGGATCACTCACGTTGCCTCCATCAACTCGTTCCCCCCCGGGATTCGAGAAGAGAGGCAGATGATCCCTCTCCCATCGCTTATTCTCCAGAAGCAGCGTGTTTTCGTGATACTCGTACAGGCACCGCTCGAGAAAGAAATCGAAGTCCGTCGAATTCGGTTCCAGCATTCTCGCCCTCCATCGGCAAGGCGGAGCCCTCGTCGGACCCCGCCGGCATTGTTCTATGCTCCTGCGATTCCGATCTTGTCTTCACTCGTCGATATGACTATCCGTCGCCCCATGAACAGTTCTCCGTCGTACCGCTTCGCCGCATATTTTTCGAGTGTTTTTACCGCACGTCGCACCTCTTCGGGCTCGTCCGTCCGTATCCACGTCCGCGAACTCAGCTCGAAAGTCGGGTGAAAATCTCCGGACACCTCCTGAAGTCCGTCTATTTCCATGCGTATTCCGACTACCCTGCATCTGCAATGAATGGGTTCCAACCCCATGTCACCCTTTGTTTTCGCTCTCATCCGAACAATCCCCCCTGCCGGCCATCGTCGTCGTTCGAGATGCAGATCCGGATCTCCTCAAGCCTCGTTTCGGCCGCCGCGATCTCCGCGCGGATTTTCTTGCGTTCGGCTTCGAGGTATGTTCTCTCAAGACGCGTTCGAAGAGCCACGATGTCGTCGTTCAGCCGCCGCCGCTCCCGGTACAGATCGATCGCGCTCATGCCGCGCTTTCTCCCAGACGCATGCTTTCGCCCGAGCATTCGATAACCTTCCCCGTCTCGACGAGGCGCTCGACCATTCTGTCCCCGTACCGGTCGCGGATCGCCTCGATGGACAGGTTGCTCGTGACGATCGTAGGGCGATCCCGGTTGTACCGTTCGCTGACGATTTCCTTCATGGCCGCCCGCACCGCAGGCGTCGGAACCTCTTCGCCGAGATCGTCGAGCACCAGGAAGCCGCAGGAAAGCGCAAGCGCGAAATCCTCCCGGCTCGTCGACACCCGGTACGCGGAGAGCCAAAGACCGGCGGCCGACTTCGACCACTGCGTGGGATCGTTCCAGGTGCGCTCCATCCGCGAGCGCGTCGCTTCGAAAAGCACCGAAGCCGCGGCGAAGCTCTTTCCGGTTCCGGTTGGTCCCGTGATGGTCAGGAACCCTTTCCGGTTCCAGGCAAGCGATTTTTGGAGAGCGATCGTACGCCTGGGTGAAACGAGCTGCGCCATAAACCGCGTCGGGGCCCCACAGATCCGCAGGAGATCCATGGACGCCGCGTCCAGACGTCGCATGAGCAGTTGACCGTACCCGCAGTCGGGCGTCATCAGATGGCACGGACGCGTCATGACCTTCCCGGTCACTCCGTCCCGGACGGAGATCCTTCCGCCCTCGCATTTTCCGGGACATGCCGTCACGGACGAGCGAATGAGCGAGTCCATTTCGCGCATGCGCCCGATCCCCTCGAGGATGGGGGCGACGAACCGCCCGATATCAGCAGCGCCCTTCAGCCCGCTGCGCGCGCCTGAGTCGTTCCTTGGCATCGATCTCCCCTCCTTCCGGCGTCATTTGCGGCGAAAACCCTTGAACATCCCTCAACGACGCGACCTGACCAGCCGCACCGACCACCGGAGCATTCCAGTCCGGCGGTCGCGAGAAATCTTTCCAACGTCGCTTCGGCCCCAAAAACGTGCTTGCATGCAGGATGTACTGATCCTCGGTGCACTTGGCCCTACAGTCCTGCGCATACCGCACGGCGGCGTCGATCAGCGCCGTCGGTTCCCGTGGAGGCGGTCCGTGCTTCCCCCCTATCGTCTTTTCCCATGCCTGGAACGCGGCGTCCTTCGCGACCTTTCGGGGATACGCCTGCCAAAAACGCTCGAACTCTTGCGAATACTCGATCGCCGCGCCGCTCCGGGGTCGATCCGGTTTGGATTTCTTCGGCGGCTTCACGTCCTCGGTTATCACGTTCGAGACGACGCTCGTTGACTCTCCCCCCGTGGGGGGTAGGGGGGTATCTTTTTCTTTATTCTTTAGTATTGGAGAAGGAGAAGGAGAAGGAGAAGGAGAAGGGGCATTGCGCTTTTCCTCATTCCGCATTGCGCTGGGCTTGCCCTCCGTATGCGCGACGCTCCGCATTGATTCCGCATTGCGCTTCTTCTCCCATTTGACGCGCGCCGCATTGCTCGCGCTTGCGCTCCGCTCCGGAGCGTGACAGACGTACGGCTGATGTTCCTCCCAGTCGTGCAGACGGTAGGTTTCGGTTTCGTCGTCCTTCTCCATGAATCCGCACGTAACGAGGGCATCGACGAAGACCTTCGGATCTCCCTCCCACCCCGCATCGAGAGCGATATCGATCTCGTCCATCCCTTCGAGGATTCCCGAAGGATGCGACATGGCGGCCGAAATCCACAGATCGAGAAGGAAGTCCGTCGATTCCGGTCCCAACAACAGCTTGAGCCGTTTCCGTTTTCTGTGGCCACGAAACGAGACTTCTACACGGATGTCCTTGTTCATGCCGGCTTCCTTTCCCCTTCCCGAAATCAGCCTCCGAACAGGTCCGATTGCATGCCGTCCTGAAGGGCTTTGATTCGCAAAAACGCATCGTCGAGTTCCGCTTCGGTGCAGCGGATTTTATCCTTGAGCGCCTCGCGGAGCACTGGCATATACGCCGCGCGGAGATCCGCCTCAAGCTCGGCGCGGCGGCGCTTGAGAACGCCGATGCGCCGGTAAAGCTCTTCGAACGTATCCAAGGGCGTCACTCCTTCGGCTTCACGGGCACGCATTCGAGGAATTGGACGTCGCTGCCGGGTTTGCGCTCACACGCCGCGAAGTTGAAGAACGGATCGATGCCGATAAACCGCTTGCCGTCGGAATGCGAATACACATGCCCGACCAGACGCGTTTTCTTGCGTTCCTTGCCGTCCTTCTCGAACTTCCCCACAGGGGCGTAGATTTCATATTCGGCCTGCATTTCAACCTCCAAGTGCTATACTCGACCGGGAGCGGCAACTCCCGGTACGTTCCATGGTTCCCCCGGCGAAAGCCGGGGCTTTTTCATCCCCGAACGCCCGGATCGGCGCCGGACGCTCTCCCGATTTCTCCGCCAGCAACGCCGCCACATACTTGCGCGCGATATCGACCACGAGATACCTGGCGTAGCACGCTCCCCGAAGGTTCATCATGCGATCGTCTCCTTCTTGATGCGCCGATAGTTCTTCTCGATGTCCCATCGATTCCACCCCTCGTTCCATCGCCCCGCCGCGATCGCCTCTTCCATCGCGGCCTTGCAGATCTGCGTCCACGAGTACCCCGCGGACTGGGCCGCCTCGATCTGCGGAAGCATCTCCTTCGTCATCCGGTACTGCTCGTCCACCCGCTTCGATCCGCCCCGCCTCGGTTTCTCCTTCAAAAGCCGCGACATGATGTCCATGAACATTCCCCCAATCAGAAAGAATCATTGCATCAAAGAATCTTTTCTCTTGGGATTGTAGCGACTTCGCTTTATAGTGTCAATGATTCTTTGTAGGGGTGATGCTCATGCCTGCTTTGACGGTCAGATATGGTGACGAACTTCACACGAAACTCAGAGTTCTTGCCGCTTTCCGGGATGTTTCCCTCAATTCACTCGTTGTGGAAGCGATGGAGGAGAAAGTAGCTCAGTGGGAGGCGAAATACGGGCCCCTGCCGTTGCCTCCTGAAGATATAAAGTGATCGTGTCGTTCACGCTCATGTCCTTGTCCGCAGCCAAGAAACGGATTTTCATATAGAGCCCGTCCGGGATTCGTACGGTAAGTTGCTTCTCGGGTTCGCCCATCCACTGCACTCCCCTTTCCTCACGCCTCAGCCGTTTTTTTTCCGTTGCCCTCGCAGCGCCGTAGGTAGCAGTCGAGGCAGCAGTCGCGCAGATCTTTCGTCCGTCCGGCTCGTTCGAGCGCGGATACTCGGCGGCCGCAGTGTTTGCATGTAAATGTCCGAATCATTTCACTGCCTCTTCGACCACAGACGGCTCCTCGTCCCACGTCCGTCCGTCAAGTTCGCGCCCGGCGCGCCTTTTCCCGACCATCCAATACTTAACCGGGCGATCTCCTTCCGGAGTCTTCTTTCCAATACACGAAGAGCAGAGATCTTCTTCGACCCACCAACACCCTTCGTCACAGGCATTGTTCTCCGTGCAGCCGCATACCCGACAGGCTCGCGCCCCGTCTTCCGGAACAACGTACTCCCCCCAGCTTTTGAAGAAAAAGGGAACGTTGGCTTCTTGGCACTGATCCCGCAGCGATCGCGCCCAGTCCGGATGCATGGGTCTCGCCCCCGGCCCGCTCTCTCCGCCGCAAATGACCCAGTCGAGACGAGGGGTATTTTCGGACACCCCTCCGAACGGACGAAGCGGTCCAAACATGCCGACAGGCACATCTTCGAAATCAATCCTTCCCAACATCGGTTCGACGCTTACGAAATGTTTCGCGGCAGGGATATCCAGCAGGATCGGGATTCGCTCGTCGGCACGAGCCTGATTCTCTGCGGTCACACCGAGCCAGACATTGGAGAATACCGTCGCAAACGACTTGGTTACCCATTCGGCGCCGGATTCGTCGCCATCCCAATAACTGCATTCTTCGTCACTCTCAATTCGTCTGACGATCTCTCGCATGCGCTCGGGACGTTTCGTGAGGATCAGGAACCGGTGATGCTTGTTCCGGAGGATTGTTTCGAAAACCGCCTGTATCCATTGATCCTGCACGTCGGGGTGGAAAAGATCGCTCATGGAGCAGACGAATATTCTGAGCGGTTTCGTCCAGCCGAATGGATCCAAAATCCGATCTTCGTGGTACGTTACGCGGAACGGATCATCCTTCGGATACCCGCACCGCCCTTTCAGCCGTATGGCCATCCGCAGTGCGTAGCAATTTTCGCAGCCCTCAGAAACGGGGCTGCACCCCGTGATCGGGTTCCATGTCATATCGGTCCATTCGATTCGTGTTCGTTTCATCGTGTCGAGGCTCCCCCTCTCACGGCGCGGAGCGCATCAGATGCGTCCCCCATGACATTGACGTGGAACATCCCACTTCCACATGCCTCGATCTCGCTTGCTTCCTTGTACAAACGTTCCAGCGCCTCAATCGCCTTCGGGATTCCTCCGGCGCGGATGTGCCGCCGGATCAGGGGCGCGTCACATTCCCGCAGCGTCCTGGGCTGTTTGTGAGAGCCCAACAATTCCACTTCCGGGTGATGCTCTCCCCAGCCCGAATTTATCCACTCGACGTGATACCATCCAGCCACCTCGATGTGCCGCCCGTCCGCCTCCAGCTCTACCAAGTCGTGGAGTCCGATAGCGTCAAAGTCGATCATGCCGCCCGTCCCTTCCTCTTCCCAATACCTCGCGCCTTCCCGATAGGGAGCGCCGGCACCCCAGTTTCCCGCTCCCATTCGAGATCGACCTCTCTGAAGAGCGAGGCAAGATAGTTCCAGGAAATTTTCGGCGCCTCCGGATCTGCGGAGCCGATCGCTCTCGCTATGTCTGGAAATGAGTGCCCCGCAACTCTCGCGGCCCGGATCTCCGCATATAGTTTTTCGACGTAAGCCCGCTTTCCGGAATTCGCGCTGCTTCCCGGATTCGCCGCCAGTGTCGCCAGCGCCCGCCGGATTTTGAGTAACCCGGGAAGGGCGTCGTCATCGCTTGTGCTCATCTCCCGCCCTCCTCCTCCACGGATTTGATGACATCCTCAATCGGGAGGGGCGTGTCTACCTTCAGAATCCCGTCCCGTAGCATTTTCATGACGCACTTCCCGCAATTCACGTTCCGCGTTTCTGCGCACGTAGTCCCTGTCTCGCCGCACGCAGACTCTCCGGTTGCCATGCGATAGTGCCGGAGCTGATGCTTTTGAACCGATTGTTTATGCATCCAGAGATCACCTTTCCTCGCGGAAGCCGTCATCTCAATCGCTCTCCGCGTCTTCGAATTCAGGACTTCCCGCAAGGCCGCAGTACCCCGGGCGATTCGACCGGCGCGCCTTCCACGATTCCTCCGATTCGGCCCATCTCGCACTCTTGTCGGCGGTCTCATCTCCCGGCTCCCAGACCCAATCGGCCGACAGCCATTCGGGGCGGTCGGGTTCTTCCTTCCTGTACGTGGCCGCGTACAGGTCGCACTCGTCATTGCAGGTCCGCGCCAATATATCGACGAACCGCTGGTATTTCCGGACAGGACTCGACGAACTCCAGCGCCAGCAGGCGCAATGTGCGCCGGAGCATCGTTTCCCTTCTCCGCGAAGCGGACACTCGAATTTCATCGCGGCGCCGTTCAAGAGAATCATTCGCACTCGCCTCCGAATCTCTTCCTGAAGAAGGCGTACTGATCCGCGTCCTTCGGCTCGAACGCGGGGCAGGAGCCGGCTTCGAACGGCATGATCTCGTTCAGCGCAGCCTCCAACACAAAGAGCCGTTCCCGGTCGGCAGCGCAGCGCCCCTCCCTCGATCCGTAGCAGTCCTTGCCGCGTTCCATCCAGAAGCGGCATTCTCCGCAGATCGCCATCAGTTCGCCTCTCCGATCCGCGACGTGGCGATCCGGCAACGGGAAAAGCGGGGGCACTCGTCCGCGAGATCCCCCGCCCAGCGCATCCGGTTCGTCGCGAAACACCTGCACCGGTTCGATTCGCCGTCGCGATCGAGATGACCGCAATCCAAACATCGAGCCAACGGGTTACGCCTCCTTCACCTGGAAACGATGTGATACGATCCTTCCACTCATGCCCTGTACCATCGCATCGCGGCGCCGTACTCGACGTGGATCGCCTCGATCGCGTCCGCCATCGCCTTCGCGCACTCGGCGCAGTACATCGCCTCAACCCGGGTTACGCCGTCATCCCATTCGACGAGGAGGTGATCGACGAGCGGCGCCTGGTCGTACAACTCCCGCCCGCATCGCACGCACGTCTGACCCTTCATTCGCGGCGCGATGGGCATGCTACAATGTCACCGAGAGTTGCAGCTCTCGGATGTTTCCTTGGGTCGGCCTCGGCTTCGCCGGGGCCTTCGTTTTCTCCACGCATGTCGTCGCGAGCTGATAGTCGGTGAACGCCTCGCGCCATCCCGCCGCCGATCTGAAGATGTGATTCACTCCCTGACGCCCCTGGTATTGCGACACAACATCCGGAGCAGAAAAACGCTTCTTCCCATCCGGCGCCGTTCGGAAGACATACCAGGCTCCGGCTTCGAGCTGCGGAATCTCGTGCCGCTCGGGAACCGCCAGAAGCTTTTGCGGCGTCTCCGGTTCGACGAGCCCCGCAACCTGATCGCTCCGTCGGATCAGACGGTCGATCACGTTCTGCGCGTACATCGTCGTCATAGCCGTCACCGCACCGCCGGACGGATGGAATCCCACACCGTCATGGCGACCACCACGAACGCCATCGTCGCCAGACAGAGCCCGGAAAACAGGAGCAACGACGCCTCCTTGTCCATTCGCGTACTTTCCATGGCGTGCATTTCCTCGGCGTCCCGCACCGAATACAACCGCCGATCCGCCCCGTTCCCCTTCAGCGCCGCATCCCCATCGCACAACCGATCCAGAATCGACATCCCGTTCACCTCACACAACAAGGTCGTTGATCCTCAAACGATCATCCACATGGCACAACCGCTTCGTTACTTCCAGCGTCCGCGGCGTTTGTTCCTTCAGCCGACAGCGCTCTTCCAGGAGTTCCATCTGTCTCCGTTCCCGGATCTCGCTCCGCTGGAGCCGATCTGGAAGCCACAACACCCGTACGAACGAAAAATCCGTGGATTTCATGCAACCCCCTCCCGTTTCTGAAGCTTCCGATATCGAATGCAACGCGTGCTCCAGCGATCGACCTCGATTTGTCCGACTTTGGCCAACTCGCGAATCTTGCTCTTCCCCAATTTGTAACGTTGCCTGAACTCATCGATAGTCAGCCATTCCTCATCCGGCGACACCAGAGACGACACGTTGCTTTGCGTCGCCGCCTTTGAAGCGCTCCCCTCGGAAAGCATCGCGTACCCTTGCGAAAGCAATACGTTCCCTTCGGAAACCTTCGCGTATCCCTTCGAAATCAGTTCATGCGCCTTCCGGGTCGGATCGTCTGCAGGTGCTTCATCTTTGAAAGGCACGACACGCGGGCGGGACATCTCATGCCTCCTGCGGCTGGAACCCCATCGACAGCAACACCTTGCGGACGAACTCCACTCCGCGCTGGAAGACGACGGTCTTCACCGAGATGCACGTCTCGCCCTCCGGGGTCACGTACTTCTGCTCGATCGTCCGGAAATAGCCACGATCCACGTATTCCTGGTACGGCTGGTTGTCCTGCATGAGGATCCGCTTCTGGCGCAGGACCTTGAAAAGGGTGTTCCTTCCGACGCCTATGAAATTCAGCGTCTTCGCGACGAGCGACATCTCGATCGCCGACGTGCTCCCCGTGACGGCGTCGTAGAAGTCGGCCTTCGGCCGAAGTTCGTGGTTCTCGGCAAGCAGCGCGAGCCGCCTTTCCTCGATATCCGCAGCCAACCGAAGCGCATCCACCAGACTCGTGGGGATCTGCACGGCACTTTGATTCCGGAGGGACTCCTCCATGAGGTTGAACGCCCTGATGTACATCTCCTTGAAGTGCATCGCCTTCTCGCCCGTGTAGCCCATGGCGAGCAGAGTGAAACCGTCGCGGGTCATAAGCACTTCCGGCATTTCCCGGTTCTGTTCGTTGATGTAGGAGGACTGGGAAAAATTTCCCTGTGCAAACGCTTCGCTGCATCCAAGAGCGCGGATACTCTTCAGCACGTCGTTATGCGGTTTCTCGAACACCCGCGCAACGTCGCGCGAGCCGACCACGACCTTTGAATCCTGAATCACGATTCCGAGATCCATCTGGTTCATCTCCACGTATTTCACCCCCTGATCCGTGGTTGCCGTTTTTCCTTCATCCACCGTTCCGCATCCTCCGCACTGACTTCGACCAGGTCGTACACCTCGACTTCGGAAGGATCTCCGTCGGGTTCCTCGAAGCCGTACAACGTCTCCCATTCGGTGCGAAGCAGGTAGAACTTCCCGTCCTTCCGGTACAGCGTTTCCGCCTTCGTCGCCGCGTCCGATCCGAGGCATTCGGCGCCGTCGAGCACGTCGAGAGCCGGCAGCGCGATGGAAAGTTCCAACCCGGTTTCTTCATTCGCAAACGTTTGTACGTTCATTCGGCTCCCTCCTTCACATCGCGAGTCGTCTCGCGTACTCCATCGCTTCCCGGGCTTCCGGCCCGTCCGCCCGCCCGTCCGCTAGGTCGGCGGCAACGACGAACGCTTTCGTTGGATCGGTCAGCAACCGCTGCATACCCGCCAGCGCTGCTATGATCACGCGGCCGTTTTCTTCTTGTGCCGGTCGCGCTTGACCGTCGGCTCCTTCCGCGTCGCCCCCGCTGTGGGGGCAAGCGGAGGGTTTGAAAGCAATTCATCGGTTGAACACCCCAGAGCATCCGCTATCTTCATAAGGACCGAAGAAGGAATGTCCCTTTCATCGCGTTCGTAACGACCGATAGAATCCAGCGAGCAACCGACAAGCACCGCAAGTTGCTTCTGCTTCATATGCTTCCCTTCCCTAAATCTCTGAATCTGATTCATCCGCGCCACCTCTCTTATTGCCGTTTAGCTATATATTACCAGCCAAACGGCAATATTCAAAGACAAATAATGCTATATAGCCACATTATTTTAGGCTCAAGGTCGCAAAATCATGGCCATTCTGCATCTTGCTTATCATCTTGCCGAATGGCAATATTGCATTGGTGATGTCTATGACTGTTGTGGGCCAGAGACTGCGAGAAGCGAGAGAAAGGGCGGGTTATCGAAGCCGGGCGGAACTTGCCCGCGTGAGTGGTATTTCTGTAGACTCCATTGGGCGGTATGAGCGCGGAGAACGCGAACCCAGAGCCTCTGAACTGGATGTTCTGTCAAGTATTCTCAATGTCTCTTCAGACTTCTTGCTTGGCAAACCCTCAACCACCTCATCCTCCTCCACTCCCGAAGTCATCCTTAACACGGCCGCGCAATCGACGCAGGAAGAACCTGTGGGCAACGTACGCCTGCCCATCATGAGAGAGCCGTTCGTCCGGGTTCCGGTCCTCTCGAAGGCGTCCACTGCGTGCGCGGGCTTCGGAAACGGCGGAATGAGCGAAATCGTCGCCGAGGCCGTCGACTTCATGGACCTTCCCCAGTCCGTCGTCGGCATCATATCGGTCGATATCGAAAAGCGCCCCTTCATCGTGGATGTCGAGGGTGACAGTATGATGGAGGCCGGCATTTCGGACGGATGCAGGATTGTCGTGAATCCCGCCGAAGAGGTTACGGATGGCGACGCCGCACTCGTATGCTTCGGACTTCAGAGCAACGTCGCCGTGAAATGGGTCTACTTCAACAAGCAGGACGGCAGCGTAGAGATGAGATCGTCATCGCTTCGTTTCCCGCCGAAGACGTTCACTGCGGAAGACATCGAGATGGGACTCTTTCGGATTGTGGGAAAGATAATGAGCACCTTGGGGAAACCGAAGAAGGGGATTTGAACCGAGATAGATGCGGTAGAGGGTACTTCGGCCGGGCAAAGAGGTGAACCGGGAATGACATATTCGGATACGCATAAGTTCGTGGCGATCGTCAACAAAACCATAGACACGGGCAAGGCGATGAACGCGGTCGCTCATTCCTGCGCGGGACTGCTCGCGTCGGCCCCCGACGACCTGAAGGAAAAGATGGACTTCATGGATTTCGTCGACAAGGACAATGTCGCGCATAAAAGCATCTCCGGGTTGTCCTTGATCGTGTTGAGGGGAAGCAACGGCGAACTGAAGAAGGCACGAAGACAATTCATTGAACACAACATCCATTTCGTGGATTTTACCGAAACGATGACGGGAGATACGTACAGAGAGCAGTTGGAAAGAACGTCGCAAGTTTCCAGCGAGGATCTGGCGTATTACTGTGTAGCAGCGTTCGGTGAAAAGGACATATTGGACCCCATTACGAAAAGACTTTCACTATGGAAGTAAGCCCCCTCCGAAGCGTTTCTTCAGCTAAAAATACGAATCCGACCTTGTAAACCTGAGAAAAAGGCAATCCCTAACCGTCGTCGGAAAGCGCGCAGTATTATTCATGAACGTGTTGATCAAGGACGCTCACCTCAGAAGTATATCAAAACTACAAACAATTAATTGAATGCCTTATTTCTTGTATTGTTAAATTTAAACTACAACAACTGCAATTTTTAGAATAACAAATTTGACACCCACCTAATAAAATAGAGAAAAAAGTATCGTTTGACAATTTAACTTCCCTATTTCCTATAAGTTTTGAAATTTTATATTTTATAAAATTAAAAATTATTTGATTTAAAAAATGTCCTTTTATCAAATAAATTCTTTTTCGGTTTTCTTTTTTTAATAAACTTATAATTTCTTTTATTTCTTGCATGTTGAAACTTTTTCTTATTCTAGATATAAAGTTAGCTTTTTTTATTTTACTTATATTGTATTCATCATTCTTATTTAAAAATTTATAACACGAATCGCCAAATATTTCTATACCTTTTTTGTATTTATGATTTGCAATATCATAAACTAGAAGTCTAAGCATAGTTTTTTCTAAATATTTTACATATTCACTTATTTCAAAAGAAAAACTTCTAGTTACTAAATATAAGTCTTGCATTACTCTATCTAAATTTATTTCGCAGAATAACGTATTTTCAATTGAGTAGCCGTATGTATATATTATCCTTGGATTGTTATATTTAGATTCAGTGTAATTTCCATGATCCAAGTCTCTTGCAACCAATATTTTACAGTTATTATCGCAAATCATATCGCACTTTGAATTTAATTGATCACATCCACCAACTTCTTCAAACTTAACATCATTCACGTTAGCTATATCAAAAATTTTTTTCCAAAAAACCGTATCTTCTTTACCTTCAACGTAAACTAAATACGTTTTATTATAAAATTTCGGCAATACATTGTGAGCTTCCGCAGAATACTGAAGTTTTGTCATTTCTCAAATAACTCCTCAATATTAACTACGTTTGAATCCCATAACGCTGCTATTTCTGGACTATGCGTAGCAACAATGATTTGAGCGTTAGAATTCATATCTAGCACTGCTTTAAGAAGTTTCTTCTGCCAATTTATATGCAAAGACAACTCAGGCTCATCAGCAATAAATATAAATTTGTTATTGTCTTGTAGCAAGGCCTCTGTTAATATAATAAATAATTGCTTTTCTCCTGAAGACAAATCTGATATTTTTATAAGTTTACCATCTTTTTTATTTTTAATAAAATTATTTCTTAATTGATTCAACTCTATTTCTTTGCCAGTCATAAACTCTTCTATAATTTTTTTATAAAAATACAACTGTTTAAAAATTTCATTTTTTTTATTTTCTAAATCTTTTGATAAAGAAATAATATGATTTGTCCTATTCAACAAGATAAGTGGCAAAACGTCATTAACATCTAATCTTACTTCTGATTTAATAATTTCTAAAGATTTTTGTATTTTATCTCTATGGTTTTCTATTTTTTTTTCTATACTTTCATCAAGAAAACCAAGATCACTGTATGCATGAACAAGACCATCTTTAATTTTTTCATATTTTTCTGTTTTTAATTTTACAAAATTAAAAACATCAAGTTTTTCATCATATAACAAGCCTTCAAGTACACTTCGTTGAAAATTTTGAGATATTTCGTTAACTCTACTTTCCAACTGGAGCTGATATTTTGTTAATTTAATAATTAATTGGTCCAGTCTATTATCTACTGGTGTTTTTTGTATTTTGTCTATTTTATTATAATATTCCTCATCAATATCTGTATAGCTATATCTATGCACAGATATCCAACTAATATTTACTAATTTGTTTAACTCATTTTTACATGAATTCATATCTTCAGAATATTGTTGATGTCGAACTCGTCTTCTATTATATTCTACTTCCGAAGATATCAACGGGAAAATATAAACACTTCTACCTATTTTATATTTTATTAACATAAATATATTATCTTTATTTAATTTATTTATTTGAATCTTTCTTTTTTTTCTACCATCTTTTAAAAATATAACAACGCTATCAAATTGCATGTTTAAAATTAGATCAATATCAATAGATAATAAAGAATATATTATATTAATAAATGTTGTTTTTCCTGTACCGTTATCTCCTATATAAATATTAACATCATGAAAAAATTTAGCTGTTACCGTTTCACACCCCCAAAAACCTGTTATTTTTATACTATCTATTATAAACATTAAAATCACCTCAATAATAATTTTTTGATATTTAATACACTAATTATTTTTTTGTTTTACTTAACAACCTTTTACAATTAACAAAATATAATATTTTAAGCACACATTTATCACTTTTTGAAAGAATAACTTCTACTTGACAACAAGGTTCCGATCCACTTATTCCATCAGCAGGCAAATGCAATGTACCACTACAGATGCCTTCTGACAGCAACTACGCCTTCTATTTATTCTCTTTTCTACGAATCTGCTCTTCAGATACATCCGAAATGGCCCGTGGTAATTTCCAGACTCCCTTACTCCGGACACTTCACGTATCCGGTTTTCTCCCATTGATTTGGCAGATTGCCGAAGATAAAAATTTTTGACTTAATAATCCAAAGAGCACCTATTTTTTCAAGAATAGGATATCCCTTGTCCCATATGTCCGCAAGTCCCCGTATAATGGGATTGGAAAACCACCACGACCACCCGGGAGCGTCGATGCCATGAAGACGAACAGCCGGAACATCCTCTTCGTCCTGCTCGCGTACGCGGCGGGACTCATGACCGCGTACGTCCTCTGCAACTCCCTGACGGCGTACAGGAATGAACGGATTGCCTCGCTCGAACGCGAAGTCCTGCGGCTGGACTCGCTCGTGAATCAGGCGACGGAGATCCTCCACCACGAGAGGCTGATGCACTTCGAGATCGCGTCGGGGGATGTCGAGAAGATCATGAGGGAAAAGGCATCGGGGGATGTTAAGAACCGACTATGAGTCATTGAAGGGTTTACATGCTATTCTTTTGGAAGCTATTCCCCACGCAAGTGGGGATGAACCGACTCCGGCGACCTGCAGAACCCCGATCGCCGACTATTCCCCACGCAAGTGGGGATGAACCGAGCGGATCCGCTCGCTCCTCGGTCTCGACGAACTATTCCCCACGCAAGTGGGGATGAACCGGGCGACAATGACAAGAATGCCTTACTTCTCCATCAACGCATATAGTTTGATATTTGGAACTATACAATAGCCCCTTCGAGTGTTATCTTACTAGGCATATCGATTCACAACCGCCGTGCTTTCTGGCACGGCATATATAATATCCTCATAGATTAACTTTTGATCAGTAAACACAGTATACAAAAAAGTCGAAGCAAATTCCGAAGGGGCGGTGGATCGAATGCTCGACTTTACGGCGATCGATTTCGAGACAGCGAACCAGAAGCGCGCAAGCCCCTGTTCGCTCGGAATCGCTCGCGTCTGCGACGGAAAGATCGTCGACTCTTCGACGTATCTGATCCGCCCTCATCCGGATCACTTTCACTTCAGCAGGATCAACGTCGCGATCCACGGAATCGAAGAGGCCGCAGTTGCGGACTCACCCGAGTTCCCTTCCGTCTATGGAGAGATCGCTCCTTTCGTCCAAGGAGCGACGATCGCAGCTCACAACGCATCCTTCGATGTCGGTGTCCTCCGGAGAACGGCCGAAACCTATGGGATCAAGCCTCCGGAATGCGACGTCGTATGTACCGTCGCCGTTTCGAAGAGCGTCTGGCCGGACCTCATTTCCTTCTCTCTCCCGATCGTCGCCGACCACGTCGGACTCCAGGACTTCGTACACCACGACGCGGAGGAAGACGCACGTGCGAGCGCACTGGTCCTTGTCGCCGCCTGCCGAAAGCTTGAGGTCGATTCGATCTCCGAACTCTCGCGCAAGAGCGGTTTTTCGGTCGGGCGCCTTAAGGATGGCGAATATCTTCCGAGTTCCCCATCGCGATCTTGCAAAATCTCTTCGTTCCGGAGGCAGCTGCGCCGTCCGGAACCGTCTCCCACTCATCCCCTTTGGGACAAAGATGTTGCATTCACCGGAGTCCTCCGGTCGATGACCCGCGAAGAAGCGTTCGATCTCGTCAACGCCGCAGGCGGACGAGCGCACTCCAGTCCCAGTTCGAAGACGGAATACCTCGTCTTGGGCATCCAGTGCTACACGCTCTTCCGCAACGGAGGAAAGAGCAATAAGACGATTAAGGCCGAACAACTTCGGGAACAGGGGTATCCGATCGAGATCATCTCCGAGGACGACTTCCTGAAGCTCGTCTATCCGGATAAGGCATAACCTCGCCGGTTGTTCTTCTTGGTGGAAGAGGAGGGAATACGTTGTCGGAAGAGCTATCGTTGTTCTCTGAAGAGGAAACCTCTTCTATCATTGATAGCATTTCTGTTAATTTGCAGAAGACACTTTATATAGTTATTTTTATTGATATCTATGGACATAAATATTACTACGAGAACAAAGATTCAGACCCCAAATTATCACTATCGAAATTTGATGTCCAATCATGGAGAATACCCAATCTACATATAAATGCACTCATTGAGGCCAAACTTCTTATCGCAACGAAAAAAACGGAGAAGAACATTACGTTCTCTATCAACGGGAAAGCCGTGCCGGACAAACAGAAGCTGTACAAAACCCTGAAGGCTCGATTCGGAACCGGTCCTTTCCAAGTTTTTGAAGACACGAACGCGGGAGCACGACGGATTCTCGATGTCGTTCAGAAAAGAAGTACCCCGAGGGAATGGAGCCTTCTCCGGTCGAGTTACGCAACGAACACTCCCGATTGGTTCATGCATGTCCCCAAGTGCTTCAACGCAGCGCTCGACATACAGATTCTGGAACGGACAAAGAACAAGATCCCCTTTTTGATGTGGACTCAGGGAAACAACTTCGGGTTCTCACAGGGAGATATCATCTACAGGAACCCATATACAGGCTCAAGCATCGCTCCTCTCCTGCAAATCGATTCCGCCTCTTCCGCAGGATCAGGAGAGAGAGGAAAGCGTTCCCCGGGACACGTAAGGTTCACATGGCGCTTCACAGGCGACGACACCACTCGGGAAATGACGCAGGACGAGTTCGTTCGCCTTTTGATTTCGGGCGAATAAACCTCTCTTCGCGCAGCTGTCCCGACAAGGAGGAGATCTCGTGCCTGAAGATATTGTTGCATCTTCCACAACTTCGCTGTTGGACAGTATGGGGTTGAACGAACAGCAAACCTTTGCGGTTACCTGTCCGGATTCCGACATCCTCGTTTTGGCAGGAGCCGGAACCGGCAAGACGAAGACTATTGTTGCCCGCGTTGCGCATCTCGTCAGATCCGGCGCCGCTCCGGAACGAATCCTCATGATGACGTTCACGAGACGCGCCGCGAGAGAGATGCAAACCCGCATCGAAGGGCTCGTTGGAAAAGAGAACTCCGGGAAAATTACGGCGGGTACGTTCCATCACTTCTGTCTGCATGCAATGAGGAAAGCCCCCAAACTCTTTTGCTTCGAGAAATCGACCGTCATCGACCAGGATGATGCGGAAAACCTCTTCAAGCTTTCCCGCGAGGATGTTTCCGAGAAGGTCAAGTCGTTTCCGAAGTCGTTTCCCACGGCAAAAGATCTCATGAGCTACTATTCCTACGCACGAAACACCGGCAGGGTCGTCAGGGAGTATCTTGAGAAGTTCACCACCCTGGAAGAACGACAGATCGACCTCGCGTTGAAGGTCTTTTCTCTCTACGAATCGTTCAAGAAACAATACGGCTATCTCGACTTCGACGATATCCTGTGCCTTTTCGCCAGGATGATCCACGAGTCACCCGAGGCTTCGCGGTTTGCGAAGGGGCTGTACGATCATATCCTCGTCGACGAAATGCAGGATACGAACCCCGTTCAGTGGAAGATTCTCGAGGGTATGAGGCAGCCCGGCCATTTGTTCTGTGTCGGCGATGACGCGCAAAGCATCTACTCGTTCAGGGGGGCGGACTTCAGGAATGTCCACTCCTTCCGTGATCGCATCCCGGGGGGAACCGTTCTCAAGCTGGAGACAAATTACCGTTCCACCCAGGAGATCCTCGACGTCTCGAACTGGCTGATTCGAGAATCCCCTCTCAACTACGGGAAGCAGTTGCGCGCGGAGAGAGGAAGCGGCTTAAAGCCGCAGTTCCTTGACTTCGCAGGAGAACTCGATGAGGCGAAGTGGATCGTCGACGACGTCGCCAAGACCATCGGAGACGGAACCAAGTTCAAGGACATTATGATCATGACGCGCACCGCATGGAGAAGCCGCGGCGTGGAGGCGGAACTTATCGCGGAAAAGATCCCCTACGTATTCATCGGAGGGATGAGCATCACCAGAGCCGCACACGTCAAGGACGTCTTCAGTCTTCTGCGGGCTTCCATTTCCAATACGGACCGTCTTGCGTGGCTTCGATATCTCATGCTCTGGAAAGGGATCGGCGAGAAATGGGCGTCAAAAGCCTTTGCATCCGTGAGTAACGCTTCGAACATCGACACGGCGCTGGAGGCGTTGCCGAACAGTATTCCCCGTTCCGCAAAGGAACTGGGAATTGCGGAAAATGTGAGAGACGCAAGGAGATATCACAAGATCCCGACGTCCGCGCTCGCCTTCGCACGTGAAAGGCTGGAGCCATGTCTGAAGGACTCGTACGACAACTGGGAGTTGAGGAAGAAAGACCTTCTGCTTCTGGAGAAGATCGCCGAACGATTTGACGATATCGAATCGTTCCTTGAGACGTACACTCTCGATCCGTTGACGCCTACTCAAATTGGGAGTCAGGAAGATTCGCTCACCCTGATTACCGTCCACAGCGCGAAGGGGACCGAAGCGAAGGTGTGCTACGTCATCGGGGCCGAACCCGGACAGTTTCCGCATTCGAGGAGTCTCAAAAGCGAGGACGACATCGAAGAGGAACGACGCATTCTCTACGTGGCGATGACGCGCGCGAAGGACCGGTTGGTACTGACTCGCGGGCTCACGTACGACATGTCCGACCGCTATTTCCTGAATGATCTTCCGGAGTCCCTCTACGAATCGAATGAAACCAGTGAAATCGCAGAAACCACAGGAGCCCCGACCTTCATCAGGATCAACTTCGGATCGCTTCTCCGTGACAGAACGGATACCATCGGCAATCCCGTGGCCTTCCCGGTCCCGAAGGTCCAACCGGAGAATCCCCCTTCGATCTGGAGAAGACTTGTTCGCTTCCTCACCGGAGATGACCCCTTATGACCGACATGATGGATCGGGTCATCAACGCCAACAAAGTAATCTTAACGCTCGGGTACGGAGCGTTGTTCGCCGCATTGAACTGGCTTCATGGGAAAATTCCGGACCAGCGTTTCTTCACCACGATCTGTTTGTTGCTTGTATCGTTGGGACTATTCTTCGCGTACCTGATTCTGGAATCCTGTGTCATGTCGCTTGGTAACAAAAAACATTGGGAGAATTGCCAAAGAATATGGCCGGTATTTTTCCTCACAAGCCTGATAACAGGTATGTTCGCCAGTGGGTTCGTATTCTACTCGGCTTTTGAAGTTGCCAGGTACGGCGTCCCAATCGACAGGACAGCCGTTCTGGAACGCGAGAAAACCGCACTCGAAACGCAGCTTGATACTGCCCTGCGCATCCTCCACCATGAGAGGCTGATGCACTTCGGGATCGCGTCGGGGGATGTAGTATTGTCGGCTGACAAGAAATAAAAGCAATTCAATCCATAAAAGGAGGTACGCTCTATGGCAAAGTCAATTGAACCAAAAATCAATTCTTCCACTTGTTTTGCGGTTGCAGATATTTTCACGCTCCAAATGATAAAATATAATCTTCGAATTTCTGGGTTTGCAAATAACAAAGAGCTACTAGACGTCTTGAACGAAGGAGATGGCGTGCATTATGCCGACCCTACCGGTGTAATGCAATTCAGTATTGACGCGGTTCCCTTCCTGATTTCCGGCTTGGCAAAAATAATGAACACGAGAAAAGCCAAAATAACGTATACCGACGACATCAAGAAGCATCTATTGGAAGAATTGTCAGATGTCGAGGAGTACGTCAGAAGCATGAGGGAGACTCTTGATGACAAACACGGTTCCTGATTTAAGAGGGACTCTTCTCAAGAATACCAATAATGTAATACCGTTTCCTCCCAATATACAAACTGGATCCCAAACTCGCCGAGTGCCTGACAACGCAGAAGACGTTATATATTGTGGAGCGCAGGGGCTCTATACGAAGGCATCCGGACAAGAAAATCCGTCGTCTTACTTTGACAAACACCCAAAAGAATCCGATACTGTTGTAGTTCCAGATAATGATTTTTTGGAGGTGGGCGACATGACAGGATCTGATGTTGTTACGCGTGGCGAGTTCGACGCCCACATGAAGCGGATCGATGAGGGGATTCGACATATTGACGAGAGAATGAGCGATCGTTTTTCCTCGCTGGATGAGAAACTGGATTATCGTTTCTCTTCTCTCAATACGAATATTGAAAGGCTCACCGATACCATCGTCGAGCAGCGGAAAGAGATCCACAGTGACAATATGGCAACGAGAATGACGAATTATGCCGTCCTTGCCACGGCCGTACTTGGATTTCTCGCGTTGCTCCTTACACTGCTTCGTTAAATGACAAGCCCCAGTACAAGGAGACAAAAGAAGCCGTGACGTTCTGTCACGGCTTCTTTTGTCTCCTCTTGACGTTTCCTTCCAGCTTACGTTACCATCTCGTATAGTTACTATATGTATATATGAGGTGATTTTCCATGCCAGTCGTACGCATGACATGTTCGGCCGCGAATCCAAAGGTCCAGGATCCTCTCGAGAATCTGACGGATATCCTCATTCCCTCCCCGCAGGCGACATATCTTTTTCGTGGCCGCAAAGACGGAGAGCCGGGGAAGCGCCCCACGCACATCCTCGTCGTCGACCGATCCTATCCTGTGACGCTCGGCGCGGACGCGATCCTCGAACGCGACGGCAGGCTCTTTCGAGGGAAGGTTTCGGAGGAAGCCGACGTCTGGGGCATCGTCACTTGGGAGCTGATCCGGCGTTCTTGAGTTCGTCGAGAAAATCCGCCCACCACTGCATCATTTCTCGTCTTTGCGGAAGGTATTCGGCGTGATTGTAAGCGGCGCGCACGGAGTCCCGTTCGAGATGCGCAAGCTGTCTTTCGATCACATCCACAGGGAAACCATGTTCGTTCAGAGCCGTGCTCGCCATGCCCCTGAATCCATGAGCAGTCATGTCGTCGTTTCCATAGCCCATGGACCGCAGCGCTACGCGGATGGTATTTTCGGACATACATCGTCCGTCGTTGCGGGATGAAGGGAACAACCATTTCCGGTTTCCCGTCATCTCCCTCAGCTCTTCCAGAACGGTTATCGTTTGCCGCGCCAGAGGGACGATGTGCATCCGTTTCATTTTCATCTTCTCGGCAGGGATGCGCCATTCTTTCGAATCCAGATCGATCTCGCTCCATGCAGCCGCGCGGATCTCCCCGGGACGACAGAATGTCAGCGCGGAAAACTTCAACGCCAGCCTCACCAGATGGCCGCCATACGCATCGATGTGTCGCATAAGAGCACTTATGCCATGAGCATCCGTTATCGTCGCATAGTGGCGTTCCTTTGGGCTTTGAAGCGCTCCATGAAGGGCGACGGTCGGGTCGTTTTCCGCCAGCCCCACGGCGATCGCGTAGCGGAAGATCTGTCCGATGATCTGGCGCACCCTGTGCGCGGTTTCGATCGTTCCTGTGTCCTCGATTTCGCGGCACACCCGGAGGATTACTGCGGATGTGACGGACTGGAAGGGAATGTCGCCGATAGCGGGGAGGATAAAACGGTCGAGCCGCAACCGTATAACGCGGGCATATGAGGGGGCGAGTCGATTCTGGACTCTCTTTTCGTACCACTCAGCGGCGATGCTTGAGAAGGGATCGTTCCCGGAGGGTTCGGAATGCAACCCTTCTCCGGAATGGACTCTCTTTCGTATTTCGAAATTCTTTTCGCGAGCTGAGCGAAGGGTCACATCCGGAAAGCTTCCCACGGATGTCCGATGCTCCTTCCCTCCGACCCAGTAGCGGATGACCCAATACTTCTTCCCGTTCGGTCGGACCTCGAGAATGAGTCCTTTTCCGTCGCTCAGGGAATACGTCTTCTCTCCGTGTTTCGCCTGCTTTATTTGCAGTTCCGTCAACGGCATTCGACGCACCTCCGTATAACAGACTGGGTATCGAATTTTCTTATACAGTCCATTATACAGTTTCGGTTGCGGTCGATACGGTTTTACCGGGGTTTTCGTCGAACCCCTGAAATGCAGAAACCCCGGTCTTCACCGGGGTTTCTGCTGTATCGAGAAAGCTGCAAATTGAATGACTGGTGGGCCTACCTGGACTCGAACCAGGAACCTTCCGGTTATGAGCCGGTGGCT